GAGCGAATCAGGCCTTGCTAAGCTAATGCACATGGCGGCTAAGGCTAACAGCTAATGGAAAATCTTATAAACAGTATAGTTTTTACGGCTATTATATTTTTTCCTTTTACCGTGTGTTTATTGGCTGAGGTAGTTATTAGAATTGATAAGTATCTAAGCAGTAAATTCTAAAACCTTTTAAAGGTTATGAGGTCGCTTTCGAGCGGCCTTTTTTTTGCCTACGATTTAACAAGCCTCTAAGAGCCTCTACGCTACGCTAAGACTATCTAGCCTTACCAACCTATTACTCAACCCGCTAGCGTTCACTAGGGAAGCTTACACAAGCTCTCATGGCTATTCGTTGCATTCTGTGTTAGCATGGTTCCCTTGTTGAGTGGTGTTGATTAGAAAGCTTCTCACTAGACATAAGTATATAGTTACTAACTATTAATTATAGTAGTTACTAACAGGCTTTTGGAGGCTGTGGATAAGTCAGTCTTTAGTAGTTTGTGGATAACTTTATAACCTGTGGATAACCTGTGGATAACCTGTGGATATCTGCTGCGGAGGCACTTACTTACTAACTAACTGCTTGCGTGATGGTGGTGACCAAATTTATTTTATAATACTAAGGGGTAATAATGATGAGTGATAAAAACTACACAGCACAAGTAAATAATTTTGCTAATGTTATAGTATGTGGTGATGAGGTAGAACGTGTCAGCTATACTATAGTTTTTACTGGCAGCTATAAAGAATGTTTAGAGTATAAAGAAGTTGGAAAGATAGTTAGAAAATACCGGAGAATACCTGAGGAAGAAGAATCTTTGGAGAATAACTTATGATAACTTTTATTATAATCGTAGGTTCAATGGTCGCTTTCTTTGTAGTGGCTAATGTATTAATTAAATTAACAAGGAAATAGTTATGAAACTATTTGAACGTGAAGTTAGTAGTATAAAAGTATTGCACGATAAGATGGAGGCTAAGATAATATATACGTTTGACTTTGCTAATGGCTATCGTGTACATGTAACTAAGAATGATAACAGTTTAGAGTACGAGTACTATAGTGTCGAGAGAGTTGACACACGGCAAGAGATATGTCATGCTTCAACTTGGCTTGATACTGAAACACTCACTAAGTATCTGAATAATATAGAAAGTTTAGGAGACTTCTAATGATAGTATTAAACTACCCAAGTAAAAAAGAACTTAAAGAAAACATCGGTAACTCTTTAAGTTATACAGAAACAAGTATGTTCGGTGATGAATATATATCTAGTGGTACTTTTGCAGGTTGTAATAGACCGCATCTTACTGGCTATAGCCGTGAGTTTTTTGCAGAAGTTACTATGTTAGATGATAAAATTATAGGAGTTAAGTGATGAAGATTACAATAGGATTTAATAATATTGATAGGTCATTCAAAGATTTGATGGCTGAGTCAAGGGGCTTAGGTTATACTGTTGGTAGTATTTTAAGTTCGCCAACAGCTAATCCTAAGTTAATAAAAAATCTAAAGAAAGGAGTCATGTCTTTTCCTTTACATTTATTACCTGATAATGAGGCAGGTTTTGGTAGCGTATGTCCTAAATCATCAGTAGAATGTAGAAAGTTTTGTTTAAATAGAGCAGGTAATCCTGCGTATCTTAAGGGTAAATTAAAGGCTAGGTATGAGCGTACCAAAATGTTTTTCAAGCACAAAGAATTATACTTTACTCGGTTGATTAAAGAAATTAAAAGAGCTAAAGCTAAAGCAGATAAGGCAGGTATGCAATGTGGTATTAGATTAAATGCGACAAGCGATTTAAATTATGAAAAGTATTATATTAAACGGGAAGGATTTGCACACGGTAGTAATTTAATGGATTGGTTTCCTGATGTAGAGTTTTATGATTATACTGCTGTAGATAAACGCACTACACCAAGTAACTATCACTTGACATTTAGCTTAAAGGAGGATAACTTTGACACGGCTATGGCAGAACATAAGCGTGGTTTAAATATAGCAATACCGTTTAAGACAAAACGGCAAGAAGATATACCTAATACTTGGAAAGGTATTAAGGTAATTAATGGTGATGAGCATGACTTTAGACCGTTAGATAAATCTAACACTATCGTAGGCTTAACAGTTAAAGGCAACATGGATATGAACAGTCCATTCTTTCAGGAGCTAACAACATGAGTAGTTATAAATATATAGTATCGCATCAAGATGAGTTATTTAAATATTACTTTCGCACCTATAAGGAAGCAAGAGCGAGACTTGATTCTTTAATTGCGGAAGGCACTGAAGATGTACTACTTGAAACTATACCCTATAAACAAGAGGAGAAATAATAATATGAGTGCTATAGAAACAATAGATTTATTAATAGGATTAACAGTAGCGTTCTGGATATTTTTTATACTTACTATCTATAAACCATAAGGAGAATGACATGGCTAAAATATCACATAGCAACCCAGACTTAGATGATGTATATATAGATGAAGAAGAAGTGATAGAGGTTCAAGAACCTGTAACGTGGCAGCAAATTGAACAGTTAAATTTAAGTTACGGTACGCTTCTAGAAATTATTGCCGAGCTTGTTAATGGCGAGACAAGTCTAGAAAATGCACGAGAAAAAATATTAAATGGAGAGTTAGACTAATGTTTAGAGAACAATTAGAATTAGATTGGGGGTGTCCTAACATCATGACACAAGTAAATGCTAGAGAGATACGGGAGGTCAGTCGTAAAGATTATCTACCTTTTATGTTAGACATACATTATGCTAAGCGTAGCCCTAGTGTCTCGTATGCTTACGGTTTATATAAGCATGGGGTACTAGAGGGTATAGTAACTTACGGTACACCACCAAGCTCTACGTTGCGTAGAGGTATATGTGGTGATGAGTTCATACCTGATGTGCTAGAGCTAAACAGGTTAGTACTAAAATCTAATGAGCATAACGATAGCTCATGGCTGATAGGCAACAGCTTAAAGTTACTACCTAAAGATAAGATAGTGGTGAGCTTTGCCGATACATCTCAGGAACATTTAGGAATAGTTTATCAGGCTACTAACTTTATATATACTGGCTTGTCTGCTAAGCGTACTGACTGGAAGGTTAAAGGTAAGGAACATCTACATAGTCAGACTTTAATAGATGAGTTTAGAGGTCAGCCTAACAGGTCTAAATTAATCAGAGAAAAATACGGTGATGATTTTTATGTTGCTGATAGACCACGTAAGCACAGGTATATTTTTATTACAGGTTCTAAAACTTATAAGAAAAAAGTTTTAAGGAATTTAAAATATCCAATACATAATTATCCAAAGAACAATACTTAAAAGTTTTAAAAAGTTTTAGAATCTTTTAGAACTCTTTAAAAAGATTAAAGAGATTATGTATTGAAGAGTTCTAAAAGATTCTAGAATCATTATACACTCCCTTGAAGTAAATGTCAAGGGGTTGACAAGCAGAATGCGAGCTGCTAAACTTCTCGCTCAACTCAAAAACAACTGGAGAAAACTATCATGCTACATGCATTGAATAATAATAGAGAAGCAATAGAAGCTTTAAGATACAACGGTTATGGTGCTGCTGACTTTCAAGTTAATAAGTCTGCTGTTTATTTTGACAATGAGTTTAACGAGACTGAGCTTGTCCCTTACAGGGGTAAGGATGTTTACTTTCGTTCAGACACTGGCGAGCCTATTGCTATACACGGTAAGCGTTACAAGCCACTACAGTATACTCATATGATAGATAAGTCTAGAGATATGATTGAGCGTTGCAAGCTAGATGCTACAGGGATAGAAGAAAAAATACAGGTGTCCCCTAATGGTGGTATGTGTTTAGTTAATTACAAGTTACCTGCTAAAGAATACGAGACTCCCGATGGTGATACAGGTTGTATTACTGTTATGGCATTGTCTAGTTTTAATGGGGTATGGAGCTTTATATTATCATTAGGGTTTGAGCAGAGTGCCTGTTTAAATTCTCAGATATTTATTAAGAACCCTGCTTCCTTGTATAAGGCTAGACACACAGGTAAACTTGATATAGATAGGGGTGCTAACATGCTTGGTAAGACTGCTAATATTATAGAGCAAGAGATTGAGCTATGGCATGAGTGGTATAATACACCTGTAACTAATGATGATATACATAATACTATTGCTGACTGTGCTAACATAAGCAGGAATGCTGAGGAGCCTTTCCGTAATAAAAACTATCAGTATCTTTTCAATGCTTTTACGCTTGACTATGCTCCTAAAATGGACAAAAATAGATGGGCGTTGTATAATACAATGACTGATTGGTCTACTCATGCACCCTCTAAGAGTAAAAACAATATAGCTTTACTCCAACGCAGAGGTGAGAAAGTAGCCGAGGTTATTACAGATAACTTTGCTGCTAAGATAGCTGCTTAATTTAATTAACCCCTGACCTAAGCAAGTCTTTAAACTGCTTATCTTTAGGAGATTTTAAATGGATAAGGATACACTAGGTACATTTGTTACTGAAATTTTTAGACCCGTTGCAACTTTTAGATTAGAAGTATATAAAATAATAGGCGGTGAAGATGCCTTGACTAAGTATAGTGATGAAGATATACTAAGAAAAATAAAAGATTTAAAGTTTGATGAGGAACATGTAGAAAAAGACATGACGCAGTGGGCGTTAGATCATATATCTTAAAGGAACTATAATGAAAATTGAAACAGCAGACGGTATGTATGAAGAAGGTTTAAGTTTAAAGGGAGAAATAAATACTACTTACTGGACACTAGTTGACACGTTCGGAGAGCCTACTGAATCTGGCGAGCCAATGTTAGATACTACTGTAGTAACTGTTCGGTGGTTGGTAGCTATTGACGGGGTGCTTGCTACAATATACGATTGGAATACTGGTAAAGATAAAACCCAGAATCTTATATGGAATATTGGTGGAGCTACAGAAGAATCTTATTGGAAAGTAAAGGAGGCTATAGGTTATAAGTCAAGACAAAAATTAAACATGAGTAATAATATTAACGCTACATATAATGCACACTTGTTGCATGGGAGGTAACCATAATGAGCGCACCATTTGCAGATTCTATGTACGATTTAGCCGTAGATAGAGCATACAAAAAAGCGCAAGAGTTAATGATTGATGATGATTTGTTTATAGATACTCTTGCGGATGAAGAGTTAGAAAAAATAATAGAGGAGACTGACGATGGATATTGAGCAGCGTAAAGCAAACGCTATGTTTATAGAAGACTGTTGGGTTAAGATGTATGCTATGCATCTAATGTGTCCATGCCCTAATACAAAAGCTAAGGAAATGTTTATAGAGTTTGTACTGCATGAGCATGTAACTGATTTAATACTATCTGAGTTTGATGGCACAAGTACAAAGGTTATAAACGAAGACTATGTTATGTCACAATACCCACACTTTATTAATTACTTAGTATACAGCAGGGCTTGACAAGCCTGACAACCTGTGCTAGAATGCACAATCACAATGAAAAAACAACAGGAGAAGATATATGATATACGAAGGCGTTGCTTATTGGGCATCAATCACTACACCTAATACTCGATTTGAACCTAAGTATACTATTGATTTAGTAGTCGATAATGATACAGCCCAGCAATTAAAAACTGAGGGCTTTAGTGTTAAGTTCGACAAAGAAGAAGGGCCAACTATTACTATGAAGCGTTTAGTTAATGGGCCAAATGGTATGGTTCGCAAGGCTCCTAAGTTATTGGACAAGAATAAAAATGAATTAGATTGCCAAGTTGGTAACGGTTCTAAGGTAAGAGTCCAAGCTAAGCCGTGGGAAATTAACCGTAACGGCCAAGCGTTCAAGGGTCTTGAGCTACAAGCAGTACAGGTCATAGACTTAGTAAGCTTTAGTAGTGGAGATGGTGACGAGTTTGAAACTATAATAGAAAACATGGAGGAAGTAGAACTATGAGTGAGCCTACCTATACAGTAGACGATAGACAGTACCAAGTGAATCGGTTTACTGACGAGGGTAAGGTAGCATTTAATTATTTACTAGAGATAGGGCAAGAAATAAAAATGCTCCAAAAAAAAGTAGATATACTACAAGCAGCTGGACTTACCTTACGTAGTAAAGTAGAAGACCAGTTGGCTGAAGAGATGCTCTCTACCCTTGGTGATGTAGTAGACGGAGATTAATCTCCCAGACCTAGGCATGTCATTAAACTGCTCCCCTAATTATATATAGGAGAAGCCAGTGGCTTTTGTAAAATACCATCAGCCGTGTCCTTTATGTAGTTCAAGCGATGCAGTATCTGTCAATGAAGATGGAAGCGCGTATTGTTTTAGCTGCGATAAAAGGATTAGTAATTACACAGATAACGTAGGAGAAACAACAGATAATATAAAAGAGTTTAAAGTAAAACAAACTAATGCAGTCAATGATATTGAGGGAGAGTTTGTAGCCCTCACTGACCGTGGTATCTCTTTAGCTACAGCTAAGAAATATAATGTTAAAGCTATTGTTAATGGTAGTGGCGAGATAACACAGCACTTCTATCCGTACTGCATAGCCTCTGAGGTTGCAAGCTATAAGATACGTGAGGCGGGTAAACACTTTACATGGCGCGGTAACTCACAAGGCACTGGTCTATTCGGTCAGTCTACCTTTAGAGAGTCAGGTAAATTTATTACTATCGTTGAGGGTGAGTGCGATGCAATGGCAGCATACGAATTACTAGGTTCTAAGTGGCCTGTAGTTAGTATTAAAAGCGGTGCAGCAGGGGCAGCTAGGGATGTTAAAAATTCTATTGAGTTCCTAGAAAAATTTGACTGCGTTGTTATAAACTTTGATAACGATAAGCAAGGAATCAAAGCAGCGAAGGAAGTAGCTAGGTTATTAACACCTGGAAAAGCTAAGATACTTACACTGCCTGATGACTTCAAAGATGCTAATGATATGCTTAAGGCTAAGCGTACTCAGTCTTATGTAGATGCTTGGTGGTCTGCTAAGTTATACACACCCTCTGGTGTACTTAATATATCAGAGCAGAAGCAGAAGTTTAATAACAGAGAGCAGCGTGAGAGCATACCCTATCCTTGGGAGGGTCTTAATAAGAAACTCTATGGGCTTAGGCGTGGTGAGCTAGTCACCCTTACAGGTGGTACAGGCTTAGGTAAGTCTAGTATTACTAGAGAGTTAGAGCATTGGTTGATCAATAACAGTAAGGACAACGTAGGTATCATAGCATTAGAAGAAGATTGGAGGCGTACCGTAGATGGTATCCTTTCGATAGAAGCTAACGCTAGGTTATATGTTGACCAAGAGCGAGATAAGTTTTCTGAAGAAGAACTAAATACATTCTTTGATAATGTATATAGTGGTAAGAACAAAGATCGAGTGTGGATTCATAGTCACTTTGGTATTACCGACATTGATGAAATCTTTAGTAAGCTTAGGTTCTTAATTGTAGGCTGCTCATGTAAGTGGATAGTAGTAGATCATCTACACATGCTAGTCAGCTCTATGGTAGAGGGTGACGAACGCAGAGCTATAGATAATATTATGACTAGACTGCGTAGTATAGTAGAGGAGACAGGTGCAGGTCTGATACTTGTTAGCCACCTACGTAGGGTTGATGGTAATCGAGGCCATGAGAATGGTGTATCAGTTAGCCTATCACACCTTAGAGGGTCACAAAGTATTGCTCAGTTATCTGATTGTGTTACAGCTTTAGAGCGTGACCAACAGTCTGAAGATCCACTAGAAGCTAACACTACCCACATGAGAGTATTGAAATCTAGATACACTGGTGATGTAGGTATGGCAAGC